ACTTTCATGAAGTCCCCTCTCAATTGTAGCCAAGGCGATCCCATCTCACACTGCTGAGTTTGCATCGGCCAGCGGCTGGGGATATTGTTGAGGTAAGACAACAAGGTGCGATAGCCAAAACCAGACCGTGGTCGATCCACCTTGGCAGATCCAGAGCAGATCTTTCCCGAACCTTAGGACAATAAGCGGGGCTTTACACCGCGGCCAGATACAAATTGTTACGTCGGAGCTATTTGCACGTTTCACAGTCTGCTGCCTCCGGAAGTTGGTGGGGCAGAAACGGAGACTTGTGAGAATGAACTGCAGGTGGAAAAAGGGGGGATCTGGTGCGGGGGAAGAATAACTCCTCCGGTAGAACAGGTGCCACAGCGGAATTACATTAGATGTTACTGCGAGAAATCGCAAAAGTCAAGATCGTTGAGAACCTTCTGCAATTCCCGAGCAAGACAAAAATTGAGGAGTGTCCCATTCTTCGGAGAAATTCCCACAAATAGCAGATTTAGGGTGAATGCGCAGATTAGACGGTATTTCTTGGAGTCCTGAAAACCTTTACGTGGGGAGGGAGACACCTGGAGTCAGAGTTGCTGCGACAGGAGAGGAATATCGACACTGCGGAATAAAGTTGTGAGTAGCATGACGTTCCTGTCCCCGCTACTGGACGACCGTACAACTCCTGTTGTACGGTCGTCTTCTTTTAGGGCTTCTTCCAGCCAAGGGGTAGCTGCCGGCACCCTCCGCACGTAGAACCTCACCACCGATTTCTCCCTATCTACGACGATTTGGGAGATACACTTCCGCAGAAGCAGCTTCTTTTCCTCAATTGGGGCATCTTCAAATTCCTGATCGAAATTCAGGATAAACTCAGACACAGCCTTTGAAATACCTGCGATTTCGGCAGGTCGGGATAGGTCACCTTTGAGGGAGGCGATCTCTGCCTGGACGGCGGCCTCCTCCTTCGCAAGTTCGGCAAGCTTCTCCCTGATCGCTTCCGAGCGATTTCCTATCGCAAGTTCCTCGGTAAGGTTCCTGATCTTGAACCTCTTCTCATTCAGAACAGACTTGAGCTCGGCCTTTCGTTTCGAGCTGTTATCAGGATTGCTGCGGAGAAGATGGCCCAGACACTCCTCGATCTTTTCGATCAGTGACGGCTCTGCGAGGGTGTCCTTGATCGCCTGGATGGCAAATTTCTCCAGCTTCTCCTTGGCAATACCAAGGTGGCTGCAGATCCCTTTTGAATGCCGCCCGCCATCAACGTACTTAGGGTAGAGTTTCCCCTTCGAACGCGTCGAACATCCCTGAAACGCGAAACCGCATCGCGAGCACTTGACGAGTCCGGTGAGCAGATAAGGGCTTCGGACTGCAGGTCCCGTGAATCCGCCTACCCTGTTGTCCTTGTTAACCAGATTAGCCTCCAGCCATGTTTCTTTGTCGATAATTGCGGCATGGGCATTCTCCTGTCTCATCCATTCCTCCCTGCGATTGCGCCAATGCGGATAGCGGACACCCTGGGTCAGATCCCGCCCGTTCTGCCGTGCCTGAATCTTACTCATGGAATTCTTGTTGTACACCCGAACGCCGATGTAGCTCTCGTTCTCCACGATACTCTTGATCGTTCCGGAGCTCCACTTCTTATCCAAGTTCCTCCAGCGGCCCCGCTGCGCGCAGGGGACTTCTCGTGTGTTCAGATCATGTGCGATCGAAACGTACCCATGCCCATCCTTTTTTTGCCGAAAGATGTACTTCACCACATCGATCTCATTTTGTGAACCGAGAGCCCACTCCACCTTCTCCTGGCTCTTGATGCACCACTCTCCTGGCCTGAGCACCCGACGGTCCCCAGTCTTCTGGTTCACCGCCACGCGCTCGTATCCGTAGGGGGCCGTCCCTCCGTTTGAGTACCTCCCGTTGTTTTTCGCACCACGGAGCGTAACTTCGGAGAGTTTTTTGCTGAACTGGGAGGCGACGATGCCCTCAAACGATTGAAGCATGGGGGCATACTCGTGCATGGGATCAATGGCGGTCTTGACGAGCAGGACCTCGACACGTCGCTTGCGGAAGTACACCCTCCAATACGTGTTCTCGGCAGAATCAATCGCCCTCCCCCATCTGCTTTCATCGTAGCAGATCACGGCCCTGAATTTAGGATTATGATCAACGACGCCTTGCAACCTGCAAAACTCCGGCCGTTGGTCGAAGGTCGTCCCTGACTTGCCAAAATCCACAAACCATTCGACGATCTCATAACCCTGTTTTGCCGCAAAGGCGGTGATCTCTTTCTTCTGTTGTTCCGGGCTGTCCTCCTGCATCTCGGTGGAACAGCGAACATAACCTGCGGCAGTATTTTCGACACGAGAAGTCATTTCCAGTCGGTTACCCAATTTCGCGAATACTTCATTTTGACAGTCACCTTGCGTTTTTGTGGGGTATGTACAACCGGGTTGACCTCTGCGTTCGGTCCGGCCTGCCTGAGCTGATCCGCCTTGAGTGCAAGCTGGGCGGATAGCTTCTCCATGTTGGCATTCAGCAGCGTGAATGCGGCCAGGGCGTAGACCTCACAATCCAAAGCCTCATTCCTCTGCCCTTCTTTTTTGACCCACACCTTAGTCGGAAACCCTCTATTATATCGGGTAATATGCCGTTCCGCAGTCAACTGGTTAAAATACTCCTCATCGCATTTTTCACTAAAATGCATATACGCAGGACCGGGACTTTCGATCTCAAGCCTTGAATAGATCAACTCTTTCGCGGTGTCCACCCCCAAGGGTACGAGTGTAGCCCTCTGGCGGTTGTTCCTTGAAACCTTACCAATAAAGGATTTCCCGTAGCCGCCGAGTCCTTTGACGGCGAAGTACCTCTTGCCCTGCCTCGCTTTTGTGTACTTGTAGACATTCTGGGTGAAATGTCCTCCGCTATCGACACAAACGGAGATGACCTGCAATTGGACTCCCCGTTCATGTTTCCACCCATGTGAAAGAAAGCCATCGAGGAGCGACCATACCTCATCATGACCCGGTGACCCGTAGAAGGTCTTGAATTCGACAAACCAACTCTCATCATTCAGGCCCCAGCCCTTAATCAGACACTCCAACCTGTCATCCTGGACATCCACCCCCGCCGTAAGGAGAACTACCCCGTCCGGGAGATCTACGTATTGTTCGGTCCTCGCGGCAAGCTTTTGATTGTCAACGGAGTAGCTCTCTTCTTCTTCCCAGGTCTCCCCAAGAGAGGTGTTCACCCAGACTTTAAGCGTCTCCGGGCGTTTCTTCGCCTCAAGGAACTCTTCGACCATCGAGCGCCAGGTGGACCAGGGTGAGTAGAGTTCATTGATATGAAAACCCGCATGCTTTGACCTTTCCGGAAAACTGGCAATCCATCTTCCACCAGCGATCATCCCGTGCTTATCGAGCTCTGTCAGATGCGCGTGGCAGTGCTCACATTCGTAGTAGATCGAGTTTAAGTCTTGCCGCTCGAACTTGAGACCTCCCCAGTGGAGCACGATTAAAGTGCCGCAGGCGATGCAGGGGATATGGTATTTTCGCTGGTCGGAGTCTTCCCAGCTGGATTCAATCCTCGAAATCCCTTTTACCGTCGGGGTACTCGTTTCGATGATCTTCCTGTTCCAGAACGTGACAGTCCGCTTCTTCGCCAGCCTCAGGGGATCACCTTCAATCCCGGCCGATGGAGGGTAACCATCCACCTCATCCAAGAAAAGCAGCCTGATTGTCGAGCGCCTGAGACCTATGGGAGAGTTGGCGCCTGTGGCATCGATAAAGCCACCCGGAAAAGTCTTGTGAAGGATGGTGCTGCTCGAATCTCTCGACTTCGATTCAGAGACTCGTCCGCACAAACAGGGCGTATCTCTTAGCATCGGTGCGAATTGGTCCTTGCTCCAGTGCTGGGCGGCGTCCAGTGTAGGCTGCACAAGCAGCATTGGACACGGATCCTGGTCTATGTGATACCCGATCGCGTTGTTCAGTATCTCCGTTTTCCCTACTCTTGCGCTCGTCATAATCGTGATGACTTCGATACCGGGGTCTGTGACAGCATTCATGATGCCCCGTTGATACTCGGCCCGATCAGTCCGCCACTGTCCCGGCTCGGCGCTTGATTCCCGGCTCAGCACCCGGTTTCTGTCGGCCCAGTCGCTTACGGTCAGCTTTGGCGGGGGGCTCATCAGCTGCATCGTCCACTGAACGAGCCTTTTCATATCGCCGATATTCTGAGACGTCAACGTTTGCGGCGCTGAGTTCATTCAAGGCCTCGAAGATCTCACTGTCAAGAATCCCCTTGACCTCGTTGACATCTCTTGTGACGATAAGCCGCTGGGGGAGCTTCGAAGGGATTGCCAACATTCGGGTCTTGAATGCGACAACGACCCGCTCCCACAGGTACTTGATCGTCTCAACGGGAACGAGCTGGCCCCTTTCCCTGGCAAGTTCAAGCTCCCGGAGGTCGGCCGAAGCCCGGATAAGTCTGGCGCGCGCTTGCTGCTCTGTCTCATTTCCTTTCCTGGCTTCAACCAGGAGGCGGTCCTTGTAGTCCAGGTACCAATGCACACACTTGACAAGGTCGTATTCACCGCGGCTGAGCCTCGGCATCCCGTTCTGCTTGACATGGATATTGACCATCCTTGGCGTGATCTTAAGCAAGTGTGCAATCTGATCGAGCGTTGCACCGGGCATCTCAGACTATTCCTCATCTCTAAACAAGGATTCCTGATCGGGACTTGGTCCTGTCTCAGCTTCAAGCATTGTCCTGCGAGCACTCTCCGCGTAAATGTCTTCGAGTTCGGCCCTGTTCTCCAGAGCGATCCCTTCGCTAAAGAAATGCTCGACTCCCCGGCCAAGTTGCCTGCCGCTGGCCGTGTGCTTGTCTTTGGCGTAGTCTGGAATGGGGCGAGCTT